CGTGACTTGGACACGGATGGCCTTGCCCTCGTCGCCAGCGACCGGCTGATAGGTCTTGTTGGTGGCACCGACGATGTTGCTGAAGGTGCCATTGCCGCCGACATCGTTCTGCCACTGGTAGGTGTAGCTGGTCGGCGAGCCGTTCCAGGTGCCTTCCTCCGCGGTGAGCGGAGCCGCGGCCGCGACGCTGAGGCTCGTGCCGAGGATCGTCGGACGGTTGATGACCGTCGGGACCGCGATCGCCGCCGACATGACCTCGTAGGCGAGCTGCACGCTGATGTTGAAGGTGCGGCGAGAGACGGTGTTGCCGGCGCCGAGGTTCATGCGCTTGCTGCCGACGAGGCCGCAGTAATAGGTCACGCTGTCGGCGTAAGACGCGCTCTGCGCGTCGGGGTGATCGAGCTTGAAAGCGTAGTTGTAGTTCGTCGCTTCCGCCGCGACCATTGCGGCCTGGCCATCATCGAGTGGATCGCGGCCAACCACGATGCTCTGCTCGCCGGCATCACGCGAGCCCTTGAGCTTGCGGACGCGCTGGCGATCGAGCGAAAGGAAGGTGACCTGCTGCGACATGTCGCCGATCTCGCCAAGGTTTTCGACCTCGCCGACCTCGATCCAGTCGTTGATGGCCGCGAAGAACGCGATGGCGTTCGCGTCGGTCATGGCTTCGATGGTGTCGGGCACCACAGGCGTCGGGGAAATCCAGAGCTTGGTGCCGTCGGTCTTGGAAATGGCCATTGGGGTACTCCTTCATGGCGTGAGAGAACCCAGCATGGCTGGGTGATTGTCCCGATCGGGCCGGGAATTGCTTAGGCGAGGACTTCGAACTTGATCGTCACCGGCGTGACCCAGCGGCTGCGGCTGTCGTCTCGATAGCCACCGCTGACCGTGGGGCCCGCGGTGATGCGGACCTTGATGCCGCCGTAGAAGAGGATGAGATCGGCCGGGAACCACACGGCAATGGTGCCGGCGAGCTGCTGGGCCTGTGCCTCATGCTGTGGAGCGCCCGGAATGGTCAGCAGCGAGATTTGCAGGATGCCGGGCCGCTGGTGTGGGCTTGAGCCCTTCAGGAACAGCCGGTTCACCGTGTTCGGCAGAAAGGTGACTTCGATGCAGGGCGCGGCTGGCAATTCCGTCGATTCGCCCGGCCAGAGCACCGGCAGGGCCGGCGTGGTGACCAGCGCCTCGATACGGGTCCGCAGCGCCAACCAGGTAGAGGCCTCGATCGTCGGCATCGTCAGGCCGGTGCCACTTCGATGCGCACATTCCCCGTAAGGCGCTCGGTCTCGACAGCTTGTCGATCCTCGGTGAGGAGGAGCTTGCCATCGGGCCCAGAACGGAACCGAACGAGGAAGCCCTCTTCCTCATCGGCAATCGTCACCTCTTCGACCTCGACGTCGTCGAGATAGACGACGACCTTGTTCCCACCGGCGATCGCGCGGTGATAGACGACGTATCCGGGATCATCCTTGTTGCACGACAGGCGCATGGCGTGGCTCCCTTCCTGTGCTATCGTCCCTGCCGGTTGCGTGGGGCCGCCGCCAAAGTGGGAGTGATCCTTGCCAGACAAGCCGGTCCCGGAATCCGCGCCGCTGAGCGATTGGGAAGTCGCCGACCAACTGCACCGATTGGCATTTGATCTTCAGCCGCTACAGGGCGCCACAGAGCGCGGGGAGAACGCTCTTCGTTTCGCCCATCGCCTGCTGATCAACTGGGCGGCGGCGCTTTACCTCGCTAGCGAGAAGGGCCAGACGCCACCGCTGCCTTTGCCTCCCGAATAGCGTCGGCGACGTGCAGCGGCCATACTTGCGCCGAGAGCCTCACCATCGCGGCAGGATTCTGGAACTTGGTGCCGTACTCGACGTACCGGGCATATGCGGCCCCAAATGAGCCGAAGATTGTTGCCCCGATGGTGGCATTGCTGATGACCAGCGCGTAGTCGGCCGACACCGGATAGGAGCCCTTCTTGGCATCGGCCGGCGGTCGCGCATCGGGCCTGATCGTTTGAGGCCCGTCGAGCGAGGCTTCCAGCGTGTTGGCTAGGAAACCCGTATCTCGGGGCGTGCGGGCAAGAACGTCTTCGAACATTCGCTCCGAAGCTCGTTTAAATACGGCTTCCTGACGCGCTTTTGTCGTTCGGACCCAGTTATCTATTTGTGCCGCGAAGCTCTGCATTGCCATCGTCAACCCACGCCCATCGAGTGCCCGAAATTACCCTCTGCACATTTCGCGACGACACCCCGATCATTCTCGCGATGTCCTTTTGGAGCATCGTGCCGGCGAGACGACGGATTACCCTCACCAGATCGGGATTGAGAACGGTAGCCTTCCTCACGTTGCCGATCTGCCATGTGCCGTGGCGCTTGCTGTCGGCCACATTCCCCAGCCGGGCTTTCCAAGAGAGATGTTTCGGATTCATGCAGGCCCTGTGGCCATTGCCGCAACTATGCGCAGCCTCGTGATCTGGAGTGGGTGCCGGACCGTGTGCTTTTTCGCACATCACGCGTGAGGCAACCCTCTTTTTGCCTTCGCTCCTCACCGTCCCATAGCCATACCGACCAATCTCGAAGGGCCACCTCAAGCATTCATCGCTTTCGTGATCGGCGTGATCTGCGATCCATTGCAACGGCGCGCCTGGGCTTGCACCGCGGCGACCGCCCAGCGGATCTCCGTGCGCTTTGAAATGATAGGCGTGGCGAGCACAGTAACCGTGTGCGTGGTAAGGCTTGCCGCACCCCACGACAGCGCATATCCGTTTGGCAGCCATTCTGACCCCTCCTACGGGTTGGCTTGGTTAGAGGCCGGGATGGCGTTGGCGCGCCGCTCGGCCTCGCTATTTCTACTGCAGATTGGAGAAATAATCCCTTCTGTAATTTAGGCGACAGCGGCAATTTGCGATCTCCGAGAGAGGCCCGCTCGGGTCGCCCGGATATCGCAGGCCATTCGAAAAGTGCTCGTTCAGCCCTACGGTTTCGCCATTAAGATGACGGTGGCTGTCTCGCGTGCGGGCGTCTTGAGTGGCGTGCCATGTGCGCCGAACGCTCACCGCCGGGAAATTCCCTTTCTTTACCGCTTGCTGCCATGCTTCCTCTCGCGAGGCGTTGATCGCGGTCATGCTTTCGGTTCGGCCGACGGTCTCGCCACGAAGCTGCAGAAGACGGTCTGCATATCGCCCGGTCATCCTGGTGACCGTGGCTTGGTCCAGCGGTTGGCCTTCCTTGATCGCCTTTAGCACTTGGGCGTCGAATCGTTTATCGCGCCGCTGTCTGCCGAGATAGTTCCTCATCTGTGCGGGATCGCCGGAGAGCAATTCGCGACGGGCATTGATGACGTAATCCGTCTGCTGACTGGTGAGACCGACGATTCCGCCCTCTCTCCGACCGGTCGCCACATTCGTTCTGCCGACGATATCGAGAGCAGTCGTGCGCGGGTTGTTGCCTTGCGCCATCCCCTCGGTGAGTGCCGTCCGGATGGCGGTGCGCTGGTCATCCACGATCCCGGTGATGGCCGTCGATGAGTGCGAGGTCAGCCAGTTCTCCGCTGCAGGCATGCGCACATCGAAGCGGAACACCATCGTCGCGCCAGCGGGATCCTTCATCGGCGGCATCGTCGCTGCTGTGGTTGCGCCACCTTCCAGGAAGGCTTGTCGGATCGCCGCATCCATCGGCTGGAAAGCTGCGGTCTCGACGTGCGTCGCCCTGACCGCCGAATCGATGTCGCCGCGTTCCAGAGCTGTGATGATGACATTCAGCCGGGCGCGGTCGACGATGTCCTTGATTGAAGCCAGGAAGGCTTCTCGGATGACGGGATCGAACTTCTCCAGCAGGGCCTCGATGCGTTGCTGCTGAGTCGGCCGGGCCACGTGACCCTACCCAGCGACGAAGATGAGGAATGACACTACGGGCCCCGCCGCCGGAATAGGCGTGATCTTCTTCACGGTCCTGACTGCGCCATCGATCGAGATGGCGTCCGTCATTAGGGGCTCGAGATCGACAATCGCTCCATCGGCCGCCGCACCGTTCGTCAGCGTGTGCACTGCCTTAGGCGAGCACGTCGCCATAAGATCGGAGGCCACGATGGTCGTCCCGTCGACGTACTTAGCCGATACACCCCGCACGACGGCGTCGAGCTCGTAGGTCTCCGTTGTCGCAACGGGGATCACCCATGGCGCGCTCGGATCGACTGCACCAGGCGTCGAGCGGGTCAGTGTGACGAGGCCCTGCTTGAATTCCTTCAACAGGTCCGCCGCCATGGCCTGAATGTCGGCGTAGAAGCTCATGTCCGGCGCGCCTCACCGAACAGCGATGATCGCTGGCCCACCAGAAGGGGTGAAAGGATGCCATTGATGACGGCGATCATCGGCTGCTGCTCCTGCGCAGTGCCGGCCCCGATGGCATATTCGACGTCGACCGCGCCGGCCACGCTAACGCGCTTCTTGATCTGGCCGGGAATCACATCGGGGTTCAAGGAGCCCGGCTTGGCAAGTTCGCGCACCGCAGCCTCGACCGTCGCGGCAATCAGCTCGCGGGGAAGCTCGCTCTCATCAATGAGATAGCCGTGGATATCGTAGGCGCCGCGGCGAGGCCATTCCAGGGCCTGAACGCGGAGCGTCTTTCGAAATCCGGCAAAGCCTCCACGGAAGGCAAAATCGATCCATGTCGTCGCACGGCGAAGGGCCTGCTCGGCGGGAATCTGGTCCGTGCCGGTGATCGGAAACGTGAGGCCATGTGCGACGGCATATGTGGACGCGTCGGCCAGGCTCACATAGCTCTCCGCATCTGCTCGGCCGGTCCCGTCTTCGGTGATCAGCGCCATGATCAGCCCTCGTGGCGAAGCGTGACGATCGGGGGAGCAGACCAGACATCGACGCGGCAGGCGATCTCGACAGCCTGCTCGGCCGAGCACCCGGCATGCATTGCGCCTTGCGCCGGTCCTTCGCCGCTGCCAATGGCGAAGAATTCCGCCTCGATCGGTCCGGAAAGATGGAAGCCGTTGTTGGCGAACAAGGCGCGGCCATCTGGCTTGACGACCAAGAGGGTAAAATTCGGATCGCCTCGCATCGGCGGCAGGGCCGCCGGCTGAGCGCCGTTTGCGTACCAGTCGAGCACTGCCTCGCCAAGCCCGGGCTGGGTGCTTGAGCAGCCAACAAGCGTGCCGTCGGTTAGACGCCTGATCTTGGTCTTGCTGCCGAGCGCCGCATTGTAACCGGCATAGGCTCGGCTATCTGCGGCCATCACGCCCGATCTGTAGGTGATGGTGGTCACCGCCTCAGCCCGCTGCGGACTGATCGGCGATCTTCTGGCGCAGTTCCTCGGCGGTCCAGCCCATGTAGGGCTTCTTGCCGATGACGCGCTCGTACTCCGCCCGGAGCGCCGGCCGTTCGTCGTCGCCCTCAGAGGGCTTCTCGGCATCCGGATCGGCGGCGGCCTCCGCCACGGTCCAGCCGTGCGCCTTCATGTGCTCCACCTCGTTCGGGTGGATGTCGCCAGTCTTGCCGTCGTCGTGGCGGATCATGCGGATGGTGCTGGCCATGGAATCACTCCGTGGATGTCGCTCGTTCGATGGTCCAGCCGCGTTCCTGCACTCGCTTGCGCAGAAGCTTGATGTCTATCCCGGTTGCGTCGGCTATCTCGCGAAGCGTCTGCATTCGACCGTGGAATTTGTATCTCGCGAGTACTCTCGGCTTCGGCGGCGGCTTCTTGACATGGCCGGCCCACCGCTTTGCCCTGGCTATCGCCATGCGTTCATCGGCATCCAGGGCCGGCGTCGTGAGCGCCTTTTGGGCCGACCATTTCCAAACGACGATGCGCTCCCAGAGCGTTCCCTCCGCGATGCCAGCTTCCTCGCTCCATCGCCGCAGCGACTGAGTTTTGCCGCGAAATCTGATCTGCCTCCCGCTTCGCCGATTGTCGGCGTTGCGAGATCTGGAAACCCATCTGACGTTACCGGGCTCATAGTCGCCATCGTTGTCGATGCGGTCGATCTCGGCGCCCTTGAAGTAGCCGGCAGGCAGTTCGCGGATAAATGTCGCAAGATCGCGCCATGCTTCACAAACTTGAATTCCCCGACCGCCATAGTCGGGATAGGCGGGACACGCTGGATTGAAGCAGCGGTCCATCATGTGCCGCCACCGGCCATAGTGAGGATTTTTGCTCAGGCGATGCGTGCTGGTGCGCTCGTTCTGCACGCAGCCGCAGCCGATTACCGCGCCGCTTTTCAGTCCATCCGATCGGATAGCCTTGGGCTGGCTGCCACAATCGCATTGGCACACAGCCATGTATCGGTACGTGTCGGGGATCACTCCGAAGGCCACAACCGTGAGCCTGCCGAAACGATCTCCGACACGAACTGACTTCGCTGAAGCCTCAACCAACCCGAATTGACGCAACATTGCTTTGGCTCCTTTGCCTCGAAGGCAAATTAACCAAACATCTATATTGCTTCAACTGCGGTTTGATACGAACATCACCCCAAGAGCAGACTGATGTGCTCACTCTTGATGCCGGAGACGCCCCACGCCATCGCGATCTCGTACTTCACCTGGCGGTACATGCGGTACAGCGAGACCTCGAAGGTGAGGCCGGTGATCGGATCGGTGATGGAGGTGCGATCGTCGGCTGAATCGCCACCCTCCGGCAGCGCCGGGGCGCGCGCCGCGAGCACGATCGCCGAACGGGCGAAGGCGGCGTTGGCGGTGTAGGCACCGCCGACCGTGATCGCGTTGTTGTCGGCGATCGCCACGCGCGTGCCGGGCTTGTTCAGTGAGAACGAGCCGCCGCTCAACGCACTGCCAACGACGTACTTGTTGGCCGTATCGGCGGCGAAGGTGACCACGTCACCGGCCAGGACAGTGCCGGTGCCGGTGTCGGCCGCAACCACGGTCTCGCCAGCGCCCAAGGAGGCGTCGTTGACGAGGTAGCCGGCACCGGTGCCTGCCGTGTGAAGACCCACGCCCGCGGAATTGCGCAGCGCGAAGCCCTGCACGCGATCGGTCATGCCGTTTCGCAGCATGTCGCTGCTGCCGGCCTCGTTCACCTTGAAGAGGACGGACTGCTTGCCGCGCAGGTTGCCGATGGCCGCTGAGCCGAGCACGAGCTGGAGATCGCTCTGCGGCGCGCCGTTGTCCTCGAGGATCTTGCGGATGCCCGCGAAGTCCGTGAGATCGCCGGCGGTGCCGAAGGGCGCGGTGCCCGCGGTGCCATAGGCACGCGAAGCCTTGGCGGCGGCCTCGACTCCGAGGTCGACCTCGATCGCGTTCACCAGCTTGCGCATGCCATCGGCGAACTGGTCGACCAGCACCTGGTTGAAGGTGCCCGTGGAACCGACACCGCGAACCTCTTCGCCGCTCCACAAGATCGGCGCCGCCTTGGACTTTGAGATGACGATGTCGGCGTAGCCGACGGTCGTGCCACCGGTGTTGGCCGGCAGCTGGCCGGGGGTGACGTCCTCCAGCGCGCCCGCCTCGCCGAGCGGGACGCGGACGGTCTGGCCGACGGCGGCCCGCTCGGCGTTGCTATCGCGGCGCACCGCGGGGATGAACCCGGCCATCTCGCGCGAGACCACGTTCAAGGCCTCGTAGAGGGTCGGGATGATGCCAGTCAGAGTGTTGGCCATGGATGGCTCCAATGAAAAAGGCCGCGTCCAGCGGCCGGTTGATTGTCAGGGTTGCGTGCAGGGCCATCCGACCCGGTGCGCCTTTCCTCATCCGAGGTCGGGCAGGTTGCGATCAGTCGGTGATCGCGTAGCCGTCCTTCATCTTCGCGGCGCGATCGAAGGCAGAAAGGTTCTCGAAGTCCTTGCGGGACATGGTCTTGCCGCCGTTGCCGCCGCCGTTGCCGCTCCTGGCGCCGCTGCCGCCGCCGGTCCCCTTCAGGATCGAATCGCGATGCGGATAGGCATCGACCATGCTCTCAATGGCCTCTTCGAAGTCGGCGATCTCGCCGGCCTTGGCGCGAGAGTAGATCGGCTGCCCGTCGAGACCGACGCCGACGATCTTGCCGTTCTCGATCTTGAAGCGGGAACCGAACATGGATTGCAGCATGTCGGGCGGTACCGCGGTCTTGTCCGTGATGAACTTCGACCGCGAGAACGCGCTGCCGACTTTCTCCGAGAAGAAGTCGGACTGCAGCTTGTCGCGCTCAGCCGTCAGAGTCTTGATCTGCTCGCCCGACGCCTTGGCCGCCGCGGCGACCTGTTCCTCGGCGGCCTTCTTGGCGGCCGCCTTGATCTCCTCGACCTTGCCGGCGGTGACGAGCTGGCCGGCGTCGAGGTTCTTCACCGTTTCCAGCGCCTTGAGGGCGGTAGCGGGGTCTTCGATGCCCTCGAATGCCTTCAGCTTGCCCTCGGCCGCCTCCTTGGCCTCTCGGTGGGTCTTCGCCTCGGCGTTGAGGCGCGAGATAGTGCCGAGTGTGTGCGCGACATCGAAGGCGATGTCCTTGCCGGCGTCATCCACGAACAGCGGCTTGCCGTCCTGAATCAGGGCGTACGTCTTGCCGTTAACGTCTTCCGTCTTGAGCTTCATCGATCATCCTTCCGGGCATCCGCCCTTTGGGGTCTATGGGCGATCCCGCCCGTGGCGTCCGCTGGTCATCCGATCAGCTGGACAAAACATCGTTTGCCGGGTTGTCCGCAGGAATCTCCGCGAGGATCAGCTCGAGATCCTTCCCGGCATCGTATTCGGGTGCCAGCCAGTCGCGGCGCTTGGCTTCGTTGATCAGCGCCTCGCGGCTGATGTCGTTATTCTTGCGCATCGCCAGAAGAACCGTGCTGGCCTGATCGGATTCGATGTCGATCGCGAAATCGCTGTGCACCGAGACTTCGGCTTCGCCGGTATCGGCCAGCCATTTGGCGGTGAACTTCAGCGCGTTCTCCAGCGCATCCTTGAGATTGATGCACCAGGCCTGGATGGCAGAGTTGCCCTTCTGTGCCGCGAAGGCCGTCGTCACTACGGTGAGGCTGCCGGTCTGCGCCGTCAGCGGCTGGCGCCCCAATTCCCGGAGCTGCTGCTCGGTGGCCTTGATGTCATCTGCCAGAAACCTCAGCGAGGTCGCGGCCGGCTCTACGAAAGTCCATGAAGCAGGTGACCGGCCTTCCCGTGGTGGCGCATAGAGCACGACGGAGGGGCCAACAGGGGTGGCTTCAACCGTACCATCCGCCTTCCTCGGCGGCTCCACACCATTGCCCGAGAGCATCGGGAAGGCTGTCAGCTGCTTGGTGTTCTTGAGGTTGGTTTCCTGCTGGTAGTGTTCGATCTGCAGGTAGGCCGCATCCTGCATCGGCGGCACGATGCGCCAGGACCCCTCGATGCGCCGACCAGTGATGAAGGGAACCAAGGCGATGACGCCGATGGCGATGGGTCCCTCACCCACGTTCACCCATGAGACCTTCCCGTCGTCGGCCTTCTGCTCTTCCCACAACGTGAATCTGGCCGGACCATACCCATCGGCCACGGCCGAAGGGTCGCGGTTCAACTCACGAATCCGCCGGACAGTCTTCTCGGCATAGCCGTCGTTGACGGTCTCGCACTCCTCGATGCGGGCATGAACGATGGTTTCGGCGCCATCGACGATGGCGGTCCGAACGGCCAGCAGCCGCTTCGCGGGAATCAGAACCCAATACGGCCGCGCCCCGAGCCGCTGCTCATCCGCCAGAGACGCCCGCTCCGGGACCGGCGCCTTGTCCACGAATATCCATGAGATGGCGTCATTGACGCCGGCAAAGAACAGGGATGCCGAGAAGACATGTAGATGGTTGCCACGCCCATCGACGTCTTCGATGAAGCTCTGGATGGCCTGCGACGCGCCGTCGACGAGCGCCACCTCCTTGGTGAACGGCTTGGCCGCCAGGTTCTCGACGATGTCGCGGTAGATGTTGGTGAACTTGGCGTTGCTGCGGCGAAAATCGTAGTTGTTCGCGCTCTCGTAGGGGAACTGCGGGAGGTACTTCGTCCCCGCCTTTCTCATGGCCTCGGCGCCCGCCAGGATGGTCTCGACCATGTCCCAATAGGGCTTCATCGCGAGATAGTCGCCGCTGGGTTGATCCGGCCCCGGCGCCAGTCCTGGAGGAGCGGCCATCGACTACCTCGCAAATCCGTAGACGCCGAACGTGGCGGGCTGCGCCTCGGGCTTCAGCAGCGCGTTGAACGCCCGGCTCGTGGAGTCGGCGTCGTCGTCGTGCGCGCCCTCGGGGAAGCCCTCGAGTTCGGAGAACCACGTCGAGTTCCATAGGCCGCGCAGCACCAGCACGTTGCCGGCCTCGGCTTGAGCGGAGAAGCCCGAGAACCTCGTGATCTTGTCGCCGCTCTCCGGTGACGATCGAACGTTGAAGCCCACGAGCAGCTTGGTCAGCGTCGCGATCTGCGCTTTTCCAGCCTGTCCCGGATCCTGCGGCAGACTGATCTCGACCGGCTTGCCATCGGCCTCGGCGGTGTTCTTAATCATCCGCTCGACGCCAGCGGGCGACTGCCTATCGCGACAGTGATCAGCCACGATGTAGCGGCCGTCAGGAAGCTTTCCGATCTTGGTCCCCGCCGTCCAGTCGGGATCGTTCGATTCGGTCTTGGGTGTGGCACCGAGGTCCCAACCGCGCGCCCAGCGCGCTCCAGCGGGGATCGCATCAACGACCGTGCACCAGCTGCGCTGAAAGTAGAGCCCCGCCGCCGGCCTGATCTTCCAGTTACCGCCGAGGAGGCGTTCCCGCTCGACCGTTGGCAGCGCCATCAGGTTGGCGAGGTAGCCCGGATCCGCAGCCATCAGAGCGGGGTTGTCCGACAGCTTGGCCGGAATGAAGGTCACCGACTTCGGCGGGATCGGCCTGCCCTCGGGGTCCTTGAATTCTGCGAGGTCTTGCGGATTGTCGGCCCACTTGATG